TCAGTTGGTAGAGCATGCGACTGAAAATCGCAGTGTCGGCGGTTCGACTCCGTCCCTGGGCACCATTACTCCCCTCTGTGCAATTGATTTCAAAGGCTTAGAGCCTTCTTTTGCCCCACCGCTCGCCGGGGGCGGCGGAAGTGGGACAATCTGCTTGCTCACGGCGCTTGCGGCGAGCAGCTTCTTACGGGCGGTTTTCGTGTAGCGATCAACCTCCTTCGATGTCGTGTGGCCTGTGATCGCCATAATTTCCTGATTGCTGGCGCCGCTCTCCGCGAGAGCCGCCGCGCCCAGCTTCCGAAGACCATGGGCAGAGCATGCGGGGAGGCCGGCGGCGTCGCACCAGTCGCGCATCTTGTTGCCAAAGGACGCTGCGCTCCTGAACGGCTCTCCATAGTCCGTGGTCAGAAATGCTGCGGTCGAGTGGGGCGTAGCCGCGATGACCGAGGCGAGCGCAGGATGCACCGGAATCTCATGATGCTTGGGCTTCCGCCGCGCGTTCTTCACTTCGGTGAATGAGATAACACCGTCGCGAACATTCTCCGGGCCGATGTGGATGACATCCGATCGCCGAACCGTAAGGTGCAGCATGAGCGCCAGAGCAAGGAACGGTTTCGTGCCGCGGGGGAACTTCTTGGCGAACGTTTCCACGTCGGCCTGCGTCCACGCTCGGATGCCGTTGGCGGAGCCGGCGAGATACTTCACGTCCCGGCCCGGATTGGTCTGCGCGAGATCGGCATCAATCGCCCAGGCGAAGATCTGCCGGATCACTTTGACAAAGGCATTGGCTGCCGCAGGCCGGTCGGCGTGCCGGTCCCTGATCTTGCGCACATGCCGGCCCTCGAGCCTTGCGTAGGGGTGCCCGCCAATCTCCCTCCCGCCACCATCCCTCATCTGGCACAGGCGATCGATAAGGCGGCGGCGGACGCGACGGGTGCTCGCGTCGAGCTGCTTGAACTCAGCGCTCTCCAGATAGGAGGCGGTCAGCCAGCGCAGGGAGCCTGAAGCAGGCTTTGGCAGACGCGGTGGCTCGGCTGGTTTCGGTAGCAGCGTGCCCACCAGCGCGTCGCGATAAGCATTCCAGAACGCCTCTGTCGCGTAGGTCGCGCGAATGCGAACCTTCCTCCGGCCGGGCATGCGAACATACCAGCGGCGATTGCCGTGGCGGTCCATATCCGAGCTGAGGTGAGGCGGGTTCCTGCGGGGCATTGCTCAGAGATCGTCGAAGGGGTTTTCGGCTGCAGAGTCGTCGGCGGTCGGGAGGTCCAGCGCGCGAGCGCGAATCTCGTCCACCACCCACACGCGCCGACCGTCGATGCGCCGCGCTGGCGGCATGCGGCCGTCGCGCACCATCTCATCGAACTTGTTCGGCGAGACATCGATCACGGCGGCTGCATACTCGCGGCGCACCGCGATCGGTGACAGCGAGGCGGGGAGGAGTTCGATGCGGCGCAGCTTGGACATTCAATCACCGGCTGGAGAGCTGTTGCGGCCTCGTCTTCCTTGACCCTTCTTCAAACCCCTGTGGGGCGGACGGCAGGGAGGAGGACTTTCCGTTGTGGGATGGGCCGCGGCACCCGTCACATGGGCCGCCCTGGCAGAATTAGGAGAAAGCCCCGTTCAGGCGAACGCGGATGATCGCAGCGCCGTTGCCGGCCGCCGCGACGGCCACGCCGATCAGCGTGTTGTCCGTCGCGGTCGACGTGCAGTTCTTGGCCGTGGCGTCCCAGTAGACCTTGGCGCCGAAGGCGAAGGTGTTGGCCGACACCTTCGGAAGGTCATAAACGCCCGTGGTCGCGAGTTCGACAGGGTCGCCTTCCGGCTGGCTGGTGGCCGCCACGCCGAAGAGCGAGCCGGCGAGGAGGCCTGCGCCGGAGAGAATGCCACCCACGGGGGCGGCGGCGGTGATCATCTCACCGGGCTGAACGAAGTTCTTCATAGTCAGAATCCCTTGGAGGAGGAGAGGCGGATGGTCGTGACCCGGCCGATCGACTGCGCCCGGATCTGGCGCTCCAGGTCGGCGATGGCGGCGGCGAGTTCCTGATCCGAGCGGAAGACGACCTTCTGGCCGTCCACCTCGGTCGAGAGAACGCCGCTCGCCCGGATTTCCCGGAGCTTGGCGAGGCGCGTGTTGAGATCGGCCGGCGTCGTCATCGTCACTGGCCCGGATTGCGGAACCAGCCGCGGTGGTCGACAAAGCCAGCGCCGAAATCGAGGCGGATCCTGATCTGCACGCCATCGACGGTGAAGCCGGCCTGCGTGGTGATCTGCGGACCCGGCTCGCCTTCCAGATAGGCGTATTCGAGGCCGTCGATCTCGCCGGGGTCGGCGGTGAGATACCAGGCGTTCCCTGTGAAGCGCGGCTCGACCACCACGACGAGCTTGGTGAAGACGTTGGCGTCGTCCACCTTGGTCGCCTGGATGGCGGAAACGGTCTTCTCGGCGATCGTCTCGTTCTCCGGGCTGACGACCAGATAGCGCGGCGTGACCGAGATCAGTTCGCCCTTCAGCCCGGTCTGCCGGCGCAGCGCCAGCCGAGCGGCGGAGAGCGTCGTCTCGGAGATGGCGGCCCCGGCCCCGGCGAGATTGCCGTGGTCCGCATGGAACAGGCGCTTGCCGTCCGACATGACCGGCCCGGCTCCGGCGCCCTCGCGGACGAGGTTGACGAGGAAGTCCGCTTCGAAGGCCGCTGCCGCCTGGCCCATGCGTCGGGACAGGTCGGTGAACGCGCCGAGATCGTCGTTCACCAGCGCCTGGCGGGTGATGCCGATGATCCGGCCGAACGTGTCGATCTTGTAGCTCTCCTTGCTCTCGCCCATCGAGCCCGACTTGAACTCGCCGGCCTCGTTCACCTTCTCCAGCGTCGGCGCGGCCGAGAGCTGGATGCGGTGCTTGGCGCGGAAGTCGCGTGCTGTCGTCTGGCGGCCGAGCTGGCGGACCCCGGACGGAGCTGCACCATAAGCCTCCCGCAGGGTGCGACCGACCGCGTCCCCGAGAATGATGGGGAAATCGGAGGTCGAGTGCAGGGCACGCTCGATGACGGCGGCCGGCGAGAGGCCGGTGGTCGAAATCGAGCGGGTGCGCAGAATGTCCCGTGCGATCTCGGGGATGGTGAGGCCGATATACGCGCGTGCCTGCTCCGACGGCTGATGGCCCGGATTGACACGCGTGTAGAGTGCCTCGCCGATGGAGCGGGAGCGGACCTCGGGGTCAGCGTGATCCGTGCCCACGGAGGCAGTGGTGCGGACCTGCCGGGTCGCATGCGATCGGGTGCGCATGGAGGCCAGCCGCGCGGCGCGGGTCTCATCGTCCGGCGGAGTTGCGCCGGCATCGCCTTCGTTGTCGTCGCCCGCATCGCCTTCGTCGGCGGATTTGGTGCGAATCTCGCCCTGGAACGTTCCCGAGACGATCGTCGCGGCGGGCTTTGCGTCCGGAGCGGCGTCCGGTTCGGTTCTGGTGGTCATTACGCTTCCTCGGATGGAGGCAGAGCGGTCGGCGGGGATGGGGACAATGGAAACCTCGACGGGCGTCCACCGGGACGCGACCTTTGCGCGCCGGCCGGTGGCGGGATCGGAGGTCTCTTTCCAGCCCTCGACGGTGTAGCCGACCGAAACGCCGAAAGTGGCGCCATCCGTCAGTTCGGCCGCGAGGCGGTCTGCAAGGGGGGAGTGGCGCGAGAGCCGAACGTCGGCGAGGGCTTCCCCGTCGACCACCCGGAGATGGGTTGCGACACCCAGCACGTTGTCCAGGCTCTCGCGCCTGTGGCCGTCGAGCAGGGGCACCTGCTCGGGCCAATCCTGATCCAGCGACAGGATCTCGACATAGGCGCCGCGTGCGTCGCGGCGCTCCACGCCTGCGCCAGTGGAGAAGACCACCTGAAAGGTCCGCGCCTCCGCGTTCCAGGTCGTGGCGGCGACCGGTGCCCGCCGAGTGATGACGGTCTGGGTGGTCATGCGGCCTCCTTGGGGCGAGCGGCAGCTGGGGATGAGAAGGTGAGGCCAAGTTTCGCGGCCAGCGCCCGGTCCTCGGCGATCTCGCGGTAGAGGGCCTCCAGGTCATAGCCACGCGAGGCGGCGGCCTCTCGCGGCGACATCAGCCCGGCGGCGAGGGAGGCGACTTCGGCCTCGGCATCCTTGGCCGGATCGACCCAGTCGAAGCGGGGCGTGATCCACTTCACGGCGAGGTATTCGGTGCGGTAGCGATCGAAATCGCGAAGCACGACTTCGCCTGACAGGGCGGCCGTCTCCACGAAGCGCTGCCACACCGGCCGACAGAACTGGTGGACGAGGCATGCATGCTGGATGGCCTCGACCTTGCGGCGAAACTCAACCAGTCCTGCCCGAAGGCTCGAATAGTTGGCGCCGCTGAGGTCGCCGGTGAGCACATGCTCTGGTAGGCCGAGACCTGCGGCGATCTCGCGCGCCGTCAGTTTCAGGAATTCCAGGCTCTCCATGCCGATCGTCGCCGGGTCGGAGAAACGCACGTCCTGGCCGGGGTCGAGCACTTTGAGCGTGCCGGGCTCGAGGCCGCCGTCGAGGATGCCGCCCTCGCGGCGCTCGCCGGTGAAGGCGCCAGCATCGCCATTGGGATCGACCACGAAGCCGGCCAGCAGGGCCGCCACCTTCTGGCGCATGAGCTGGGCGTCATGGGCCTGATCGAGATCGGCGAGGCGGAGGAGGGCCGGCGCGAACCACGAGATGCCGCGCACCTGGCCGGGCGCGGTTGCGCGAAACAGATGCACCACGTCCTCGGCGGGAATGCGGATCATGTCCAGTGCGGTCGCGAGCGGTGCGCCGGGAGGCTCGCGGAAAGCGTGGTAGGCGACGCGCCGGCCATCGGAATCGAACTCGATGCCGGACACGATACGTGCGCCACCCGGCAGTTCGCGGTGAAGGGCCGGGTCGACCTGTTCGGCCTCGACCAGCCGAAGGCGCAGCGGCACGCCGGCCTGGTCGTCTGTCACAACGATGAGGCCGAGCACGTCGCCGGTCACGATCATCTGGCGCGCGGCCATAGTCTGGAGGCCGTAGAAATCGGTGAGGCCGTCGGCATCAGCCTCCGCCGTCCACCTCTCCCATGCGAGGTTCAGCGCCGCGCGCACGTCGGGGTCCGGATGCAAGCTCTGCGGCTTGATGCCCGTACCGACCAGCGCGGATGCCCATGCCTCGGCCGCGGAGGCGGCGAGGGCATTGTTGGCGGCGAGGTAACGGGCGCGGGAGGCAAGTCGGTCGCGGCCAGCGATCATGGCGGTGCGCTGCACCGGCATCTCGCCAGCACCGCGCCAGCGCCTGCCGCCCGCCGCGCCGTCGTAGGAGCGCTTCAGAAGGCCAGCCTTGCGAAGGAGGTTAAGGATCATGGGGCACCCTTGGACGAGATGATCACGCCGGCCGGCGTCTTCAGCGCCGCAGCGAGGTAGCCAATGATCAGCGCATCGACCTCGATCTCGATTTTCACGCGACCGGTAATGGGGCGCTCGACGTGAGCGGGGCCGACTTTTGGTGCCAGCCGATATCGGGTCCCACTAAGCATATTGGGAAGATCAATAGCCTTCTCGTCCTCGACCTGAATGGTCTTCGCAGGTGTGAGAAGCCAAACTTCAAGATTTTCGTAGTCGTCTGCGGCAATTTCTAGCCGGTTCAGCTTGCCGGTTTCATTCAGTTCGTCCGCGCGCTGCGCGACCTTAAAGCCGATCTCGCGGGCATCGGCTGGGTCAATCCAGAGCTGACCCATCTCGTACATGGTGGCGATCACAAGGAAGCCATAGGCGTTCGCGAGGCGCTTTGCCTGCCTGCCAGGATTTTCGCTGTCGACCAGACCCGAACGGACTGCCTCCTCGTTGTTACGGAGGATTTTGCGCTGATACCAGTTTTGAAGCGACTTCTCCTTCAGGCCGGGAATGGCCTGAAGGATGTCTGCTTGCCGCAGAGCTGGGGTCGACAGGTCGAGCATCAGGAAACCTTGGCCTTCGGCTTGGTCGCGGCGAGAACTGACTTCTCGATGAGGCCGTCGATGAACGACGCGACGGCCAGATGCTCCGTCACGACATCCATATGCTTCTTGCGCTCCTTCCAGAGGTGCTGCGGATCGGCAAGAGCGAGGGAAGCGAGGTAGGTGGGACGATCGAAGCGCATGGGGCAGTCCGTTCTTGGTGACAAAACGATACTCATCCGAGTCTCGTTTGTCAAGAAAACGAACCTCAGATGAGTTTCATCAAATTTATCAGTTGGCTGGTATCGTCGCGACCTTCACCATCTTGGCGCCGGATCGCAAAATCGTTCACGCCTTCCTGCAAATGGCGGCGCACAAACACGAAGCCATCAGCCCGCATTGCTTTAATCCAAGCGACAGCGGCAGCGGTCTGAGGATTATCCGTGACCTTGGGTCGGGAGATCGGGCCGCGCTTTGGTGAGCGCGCCGCGTTAAGCGCGCGCCGAGGCGATGAAACAGTGGCTTGCGTGATCATGGTCATGAGTACCTCCATTGATGGGCCGCGCCCCTTCAGAAGGAGCGCTTTCCGTCGAGCGGATATTTTGATATCAAGATACGCATCCGTGCGTCAATATCATGGTATCAAGATATCAATGACTGAAGAGCCATCTGTCCCCGTAATGGTGCGCATCGCGCCGGACCTTCTGGAAAAGGTCGATGCCTGGAGACGCGAGCAGCCCGACCTTCCCTCCCGTCCGGAAGCGATTCGCCGGCTGACTGCTGCCAAGCTGTCTGAGGCTCCAAAGCCGAAATTCCGCGTCAGGAAGCTCATTGACTAGCCATCAAACCAAGCGGACCTGATTACGCGGGGCTTTTCGCTTATTGCCGGGGAAGGCCTTTCGCGAGGCGGAATGGCGGCGATCCTCCCTGCCTCTGCCTGCATTCGGAAGCCCGTCGCAACGAGCCCCTGAAGGGCGGCATAGGCATAGACCCGACAGTCGAGAGCCTCGTTTCGCACGCCGGGGTCCTTCCGCCATTCCCGGATGGCGACGCCGCGGCGCCAGGTGCGCACGATCCGCTCCGAGCCGAGCTGGCGGAAATAGTCCAGGTCACGGCCGACAGGGAAATGGCAGTAGCCGGCACCGGCATCCCTGAGCCTCAGACGGCTCGTGACGACCTCCTTGGCGGCATCGACGCCGACAATGTAGGGGCGGCCGACCTTGCCGGCGGCAGCGCCACGTGGCGGCCGTTTCGGCCAGACGGGCACTCCGGCGCCGCCAACGCCCTTGATGGCCCATACGCGCCGCCCGGCGCGGTCACGGGCATAGCGATAGACCGTCTGCGTGTGGTGGCCGCCCGAATCGATGGCGACGGCGCGCAGCGGGAGCTTGCCGCTCTGTGGGTGGTCGAAGGTCCGTGTCAGCTCGGCGTCGAGCGCCTCCCAAACCTCGGGCCTTGCCGGATCGCCGAACAGCACGGTGTATTCGATCGACCAGCTCTCCTCGCCGAGGCCCCAGCCGACAATCTCCAGCTCGAGGCGGTCACCCTGCACGTCGACCCCGGCGGTCAGCACCGCGACGGCTTCCGGGAGTGCGTCGCCCCAGTCCTCGAGGCGCGCCATGATGCCAGTGGGATCGACGGCCTCGCCCTCGCGATCCTCGAATGCTTCGCCGAGCTTCAGGTTGGTCCACGCCTTCAGGCGCACCGGGTCGCGATGTGCGGCGGCAAACTCCATCGCGATCTCCGACCAGGTCTCGAACGGCGAATAGAGCGCCGACAGGTGATATCCAGCCGTGCGTCCGTCGCCGGCGGCCGTTGCCCGCCACTCGCCGGCTGCCAGCAGTGCCGGCTTGTCGCGCTCCTCGATGACACCGCCGCAGTCGTGGCAGGCGTAGAACGCCGCTTCCGGTTCGCCCTCCGGCCAGCGGACGCCTGACCATGTCAGCGGCCGGAACGTGCCGCAGTGCGGGCACGGGACGTGATACCGGCGGCGGTCGCTTTCGGCGTAGGCCTTTTCGATGCGGGAGGTGCCTGCCTCGGTCGGCGTCGAGATCATGAACACCTTCCGCCGTCCCCGGAACGTCACCGTGCGCTGGATCGCCAGGGCGACTGGGTCGCCTTCGCCGCCGGCATCCGCCGGGAAGGCGTCGACCTCGTCCAGCACCAGGTAGCGGGCCGGCAGCGAGCGCAGGCCCGTGGCGGAGTTGGCGCCGGTCATGACCAGAGCGCCGCCGGGGAATTCCTTCAACGAGACCGTATTGCCCGGATCCTTGGCGCGAGCCGGGGCAAATTTTTCGCGAAGGATGGGCGTGCCGTCGATCAGCGGTTCGATGCGGGTGCGGCTGTTGCGGCGGACCATGTCAATGGATGGCCAGACGGCGAGGATCATGCCGGGGGCATGGGCGATCCAGTACCCGATGGCGTTGAGACCGGCTTCGGTCCCGCCCGTCTGCGCGCCTTTCATGAGCACGACCCGCTCGACGGGCGATGCGGTGGACAGGGCATCCATGACCTCGCGCAGGTAGGGCACGCGGTCGGTGCGCCAGCGGCCGGGCTCAGCGTTCGTCTGCGGCAGCATGCGGTGGCGGTCTGCCCATTCGGACACCGTGATCTGCGGCTCGGGCGCAAGGCCACGGCGCCAGGCGGCATCGACTAGTTCGAGCGTGGCGGCGGCGTCAGTCATGGGCGAAGTCCGTCAGTCGCATTTCGGCGAGGCTCGCCAGGTGATCGCGAACGGCCTTGTCGAGCGCGGTCGCGATGGAGGCGATGTCATTGCCGCCGGCAGCGATCTCGGGAGCAACACGGTTCACCCAGCCGATCCATGCATCGCGCTCGCCGCGAGCGCGGCCTTCGATCCAGCGTAGCGTCGCTTCGCGGTCGATTAGGCGGCCGGCGAGGCGATCGGCCTTCAGCCGCGCGAGTTCGGCATCGGCGATCTCGCGATCGGCGCGGGCGGAGCGCGGCAGGCTCGGGTCCTCGTCAGGGAGCGAACGGCGGCGATTGCGGTCGATGTTCGCTCTGACCCAGTCTTTGCCAGCACGGATATCGATGCGGCCGTTCGGGAGCACCGGCAGGCCCGCGGCGATGAGCTGCGAGACGCGCCCGGCCGAGACGCCGATGATTTCGGAGAAGCCCTTTTTCGAGGCGGTCAAATCGGGCGGGTCGGGAGGCAGGAGACCGAACAAGCTATGCGCTTCCTGCATGTCGCTCGCTTTCTCAAGTCCGGAATTTAGGTCCGTAAAGTGCTGCATCTAGCGATTTCCCGCGCCTTTGCCGCCCGCATATGTTTTGGGAGGGAGGACCCGTTCCAGAGCCCGCAAATCGGCCACGATTTCGGACCGCTCGATGAAAAACCGCTCGGGGTCGCGGTGATGAACCGTCAGGCGCGCTACCCTCCCGGCGATCTCCGCTATCGCCAGCCTACCCAGGGCATCCGGGCGAACAGGCGAACATTTGGGGGGCTCCCCTAAAGGGGAGGCCCCCCTTTTCATGTTCGACCTGTTCGGCCCGTTCGGGGTTTGCCCTGCCGCGAACAGAAAAGTCGGTTCCTTCGATGTTCGGCGCTGTTCGCTCATGCGATCCACACCCACTCGTCAAAGGAGCCAATCATCCGCTGCGCCTTCAGCTTCTCCATTGCTCGCTTGAACGCCATGCGGTGAGCGTCGGGCTCGGTAGAGCCCGAAATGTGTGAGCGGTAACAGATGTTTCGCCAGTCATCGACCCGAACACAGCGGACGTTGTTCGGTATGTTCGCGATGTTCGGATGAGGATGACTGCCGTCCGCCGCGAGGTCTTGAAGGCATCGCAGCGCGAGCGATACACTGTCGGACATCCGAACATTTTTCGATGTTCGCCCGCTGTTCGGCGCGTCCGCCGGCACAACGACAGGTGCCGTGGTTTCCCTGCCCGTCTTCTCGTCCACGGATAGGGTAACGCTGGCGAGCGTGAAGCCGACTGCGATGGTATCAGGGCCGTCGTTGGCCTTCTCGATCTTGGCCATGTGGCAAGGCTTCTCCGCATCGCTCTCCACTCGGATGGCTGTATCCGCAGCACCGAGCAGCGCGCCATGCCCGCGCATGCGTTGCTGTTCGGCATGCGGCACATGGTGGATGACTGTGACGTGCGCGCCCGTTTCCGTCTGGATACGGGCGAGGTTCGACACCAGGGCGCCCATGTCGCGCCCGCTGTTTTCATCGCCGCCGGCCAGAACCTGCGCGACCGTGTCGATGATCACCCAAACCACCGGCGCTGTAGTCGCATCCGCGAGGCTCTGGATGGTGCCCAACAGCTTGCGTGTGTCGGTTTCGGATGTGCAGAGATCGAAGAACCCGGTGACGATCGCGAGAGGAATGTCGTGGATGCCGTGGTGAGCGCGCCATGCGGCGAGGCGACGCTTGACGAGGCCGCCGCGCTCGGCGGCCACATAGAGAACAGCACCGGGCCTTACGGGCCTTCCGTGCCAGTCCCGGCCGGCAGCGACATGGCATGCGGCGTCACCCGCTAGCACGCTTTTCCCGCAACCGGGCGCGCCATAGAAAACTGACAGCTCTCCAGCGCCCAGCAGCTCATCGACGAGCCAGTCCTTTTTCGGGGCGGGATCGATATCGCGAAAGAGTGTGAATGGGACTGTCTCGCCGCGGATCGGCTTGGCCTTCGCGGATACGATCTGCTCCACTTTGCGGGAGAACTCTTTGTACGAGAGACCTCCCGCCTGCGCCTCGATCGCCTCATCATCGAGTGTGCCGTGCCATGCGTCGGGATCAATGATGGAAGCGTCCTGCGACATGGCGCGATCAAACGCATCTGCTGCCAGACCGGCGCCACGGCCCGGCTCAATGATGGCAGCTATCGATTTGAAGGCGGTGGTTCGGTTCCCGGTTTCGGAATCGAATTCAGATGCGTTTCGCGGTGGGACGTCGTTGCCGGAAATTCCTGATGTCATGGTAGAGGCCGCTTACGTCCCACGGGACGCAAGGGCTTGTCAGGACGTGGCTTTTCGCCTTCGTCCCTGGGCACCATTTCTTCTCTGACATCGACCGATGGCGATCCCCAGCGCTTCAGGCGCGGGCGTCGCGCGGAATCCGGCCCCCGCCAGGGCGCTGCGTTGGAACGTGCCCCATGCAGGCGCGTTGCCTCCTCGACCAACGGAGGAGACGGCAATGGCCGTCAATCGCAATCGCGACGAAACCGAGTCCGCCGAGAGCACCGTGGCGCAGTTCGCCACGACCGCCAACCGGCAGCTCAAGGCCGCCGGCGTCGATACCGAGGTGATGGCGAGCCGCGCGGGTGAGCTTCAGAAGATAATCACCGACGAGATCGCCGCGCGGTCGTTCCAGGCGCTGGCCGCCGCAGCGCTGGTCGGGTTCATTCTCGGCATGCGCCGATAGTCCCGGCCAGCCCGCCGCGCGGCGGAGGCGTCACATCCAGCGACGCCAGCCGCGGCCGGGAGGCGGACCGCGCCGGCGGCCGCGATGGCCGGGAGGCACACCGCCCCGGCGCCGATGGCCCGGGGGAACCCAGCCCTGGCGCCTCTGCCCGGGAGGGCCCATGCCGTCCGGCCCCCATCCGCGTCCCTGCGCCATGGCGCTGCCCCCTGCCACGGCCGTCAGCAGCATGGCTGCAAAGCCGGACAGGACCAGGCGGCGCGTCGTGCTTGTGCCGGGCATGATCGATCTCCTTGATGCGATGGTATCTCGACGCATCCCGCGGCCCGTCTCGCGAGACGGAGCATCGGGCGCTGGACGCGACCGGCAACGCTTATCATGGGAGGCTTGTTCCGTCCCTCGGCCGATGGATGCCGCTCAGTCGGCGTCCAGCAACCGGCAGACCGACTTGATCTTGCGCGCATGCGGCGCCAGCGCCGAGAGGTCGTAGGTCTGCTCGACGCCGGGGAACTGGATGAACACCTGCATCGCGCCGGCAATGTCGGCGAGGAAACTCTCGGCGAACCGTGCCGTGACGAAAGCCGAGTTGCCGGTGACGCGCCAGCGGATCGGCTTGGAAGGGCCGTTGTCGACGCTGTAGCTGCCGTCGAACACGCCTTCCGGCTGGGCCGGCAGACGGTAGCCGGGCGCGAAGGACACGAAGGCAGCGCCCGCGCTGCAGAGCAGCGTCAGCCGCTCCCCCGAACTGCGATAGGACATCTCGATGGCCGGGCCGGTTCCCGCCGGGCCCGGCAGTTCGCGCACGCTCCACTGCGCAGCGGCGGGAGCCCCGGTCATGACCAGGGCGCATAGCGCCACGACGCTGATCAGGAGGCTGCGAGCCAT